TTAATCTCAACCTTATCACTCAACTTTGTTAAGTAGTCATCACCATAATCTTTTCTAATGAAATAGTCCATATACATTAAAAATTCAGGCGTAGCAACAGCTCCCATAAACTGGGATGACACTGAATAAACAAGGTTAATGAATTCTCCACAGAATGATTTTAAATCTGTTGGGGCTGTAGATTGACCGCCAAGGCTCTTTAAACCATCGACCAAGAATGGGTACATCGTAATAGCAACGCAATATGGGTATCCAGGTGTTCCACTCTCGTCGTGTTTATAGAGAACATGGCTTTCAAGGTCTTTAAGATATTGGTCTGCCAACTTTTTGGAATATAATGCTTTAATCTTATTGTGCATTATATACCTGTTTTGCTGAATGTTCTTTCCTTTATGTAACTCTTGACCTAATGTGACAACGTTCTTGTTTTCAACATTAGCGTTTGAATCATACTTAGAACCAGTTGAAGCGTTTGATGCATTAATGTAGTCACGTATAAAGTCGCTATCCTTCTTTAACGTTTTGTTCTTTCCTTCTGATTCCTCATACTTTGAAATATATGCTCTTGCAACTTTTTTGTTTACAGACATTAGAGCTTCCTCTACCTGTCTTCTAATCTCTTGAGACGAAATTTTGTCATAAATGAACAAATTCCTAATTAACGATTCAATGAGACCGTCTGGGCAAATCTCATTTGTGGCAATATATGCCTCACAGATACCACGCTTTATCTTCGTAGGATTGTATTCCTCAAAAGAATTATCGTTTTTTCTTACTTCCATTAAAGCAAAACTTTAAATTTCATTATTTTACATTTTTTTTCGGTTAACCATTTAATCATCTTGATGTAAGAATAAATATGCAAAAAAATGTTAAAATTATCCGATTTCGAAATAAAAAAATTGGTTGCCATCCGTAACCCAATGACAACCAGTATTTTCCACGATTAAAATTATTTTTTTTCTTTTTGTTGTCGATTTGCAATAATTTCTGCTATAGCTTTTTGTGTGTTTTCCCTGTCTTTTTCTCTATCCCTATTAAACGCTAACATACTATTAAACTCATCGACATTATCGGTACTAATTCTACATGTACCATTATTAAATTCAACGTTATTAAATACTTTACCTGCTTTTCCTGCTCTATTTTTCAATATTGCAATTGTTGCTTTACTCTCTTCAATGTCCTCTACTGTTCTTGCGATTGACATTACTATGTGAGCAATCTGAATCTTCTTGAAAGAACCTCCTGCCTTATCCATAGTAACAACCTCAACATTAAGAGAATCTTTTGTGCCTTGAACTGGAATCCAAATGCCAATGTTAAGTTCACCTGCCATTGCTTCGAACTTTCTCATTGTCTTACCCTCTTTCTCCCATTTATCGTCACTCGAATCGCCTTTACAAAGCAAACATTCGAAATAGTCAACGATTACAAGGTCAGGACTGAATCCCGTATTTTTCAATTTTATGATAAGCCTCTTAATATCATCAGCGGTTTTTTCACCACTTGGGAGTCTTATTATTCTTAAGTTCTTCTGTAAAAGTTCCCTATCTTCATATTTTGCGAGTTGTTCTCTTACTTTCTCAATGATTCCTGGCTTTGACAAATCCTTTGCCTCAATTCCAGTAATTCTTCCCATATGTTTTCTTTGGATTTGTTTTACTCTATCCTCGAAAACAATCTGCAACACCTTATATCCATCGTCATTATTCTGTGGGCAACGATATGTTGCAGCAAAAGAAGCCATTGCTGTTGTTAAAGATGTCTTTCCAAATGATGATGAACCAATGATACAACCCAATTCACCTTTACCAAGACCACCTTCAAGAGTTTCGTCAATTTTACCAATACCCGTTGGTATTGCTACTCTATAATCCTCTGACAAAGTTTCATTCTCATTATCAAAAACACAATATCCCAAATCTTCATTTGTACCTTGTATTAATGCTTTATTGAGAATATCAACGCACTTATCATAGTTTTCAATATCACCTTTTCCGGCAATTTTAATTATTTCATTCGCAACACGAATCATATTCTGTTGCTTAAAGAACTTTTCAGCAAGTTCTCTGATATAATTAGAACCCTCAGAAGATATACCATGAATTTTATCGACTATGGCATCATAATATTCCTTTTCGGTTTCATTATGGGATTTATTAGCAAGAGCAATCTTAATCATATCATAATTTGCAGGTACTTGCTCTTTCTTATAATATTCCCTCATGACCCCAACAAGTGTTTTCAAGTTGGGGTCAGTGAAAAGGTTTTGGTCTATTATATCGCACAAATCTTTGAAAAATTCTTTGTCCTCAATAAATTCATGGACTAATTTATATTGAAAGTCTTCTCCAAGAAAACCAAGTTTATTTGTTTGTGCGGTTTTTGCCATAATTTATTTCTTATTATTTTTTTCCTCTAACTTCTTTTTTGCACTTTCTGCTGATAACTTAAGCCACTTTCTCTCTAGTTTTCTATTCTGAGCCTCTATGTTGAAATTGTAACTTACCTCGTTACCATCCTTATCCTTTCCATAATATTCAGTCATTGTGTAATCGCTAATCTTGTTAAACATATCTTCGTGTATTGAACAAGTTTCGCAAATCTGCTTAGTAATCTGAATCAATAAGTCTGGTTTATCCATAATCATACCCTTGAGTACCTGATGCTCAAAAGTAAGTCTGTCCTCATTAGACTTGAAGAATGCTTCCTTGTCGTATGTGTAAACTCTACCATCCTTAGAAGTAATCTTCACCACTTTATTACTAATGTCTACCTTATCCCTAATTGCCTTTGGATATGCGTAGCCATCCCAAATTTTACTTAATACAACTCTCTTCTTATCCGATACCTCGAACTTAAATGTACACTCCCAAGGCTCAATAGGCTTTCCTACAAACTCTTCGAATGCATCTGGTTCCATAGGATTGAAGAAATACCAAGTGTAAACTCTACTCTTAGATTTCAAATCGTTATCAATCATTTCAACGATTTCATCTACTTTCTCCTTAAATTCAACAGACTCCATACTATGCTCGATGTAGTCATTGATTTTAAAGTTTCGCTTACAAATGATGTTGTTGTTAACATACAATGCAAATTCAAATCTCTCTTCCTTGTAATTTTGTTCTTTTAAGTTAGCCATAAACTTTTTAATTAAATGTTAAACATATATCTAAAAAACTCTATTTTGTACCATTTTAATAAAATACCTTAGTGCTGCTTCATTAGTTTTCATATATTTAAATGTCTTACTATTAAAAGATGTAGCACTCCAAGGACTATCCGGGGAATCAAGCCTTGTATAATATGTAAGTTTGAATGCACTTCTACCTGAAAAGTCACTAACAAACTCACCGTGATACGAATACTTAGGATTTCTATACTGTAACAAAGAAATCGCTTCTTGATACTTTCTAATTAGTTCCTCATCCATATTTCATAAAATTTTAAATTTAACGTCTTTTAACAATGCAAATATACAAAACTTTTTCCAAAAAACAAAAAAAATTATGCTGTTTTTTTAGAAAATTCTTTTTCTGTTTTTATTATCTTTTCATACATTCCGAAAAGGTTTCCAAATATTTTTTCGTCTGTTAAATCATACATACCATTCTGATACACAATATCATACACATTTTTTATATCCCTTCCTTCGCAGTTTAATGGGGCATAAGACTCTTCTTTTAGGCCTTTACGAGCCTCATCTGTTAGCAAAGGTTCTGATAAGTCAATAATCTTCTTATTGATATTATATATGTCTTTGCCCTGTATACCATCAGTTACACAATTAACAATATTTTCAAGCGATTTAAGAGGTTTTTTCTTGGCTTGCTTCCTCTCTTCCAATAACTCTTTTGAACGCTCAATAACAGCCTCTAAAGATGTTTTCTTATCCTTCATTTCTGGAAATAGTTTCAACAATGTTTGTTCGCCAATTCCCTTAATACCTTTTATATTATCAGAAGCATCACCACACAATATTTTCTTCACTAATGTATTCTCATGAGTAATTCCAAGTTCCTCAACAGAATTTTTTGGACTTATGAATTTCCTAAGTGATGGTATGTATTGGCAAACTTCATCGTTTATTAATTGTGTAAGGTCTCTGTCACCACTTACAATTACTACTCTCTCATTAGGTCTCTTATTGTGAACATAATAAGCTATAAGGTCATCACCTTCTACATCGTCATATATGAACTGTCTTATATATAAGTTTTCAAGAATTTCTTGAATTAGTAAACGCTGCCTTTGGAAATTTTCATCATCAGTCTCAGCACGTTTTACTTCCTTCTTATTTTTGTTATGGTATGCATATACCTTTTTCATATACTCCCTTATACCCTTATCATAATCTGACTCTCCACTTATAAGTTCATAATGTTTATCACGATTAGCCTTATAATCATTATAATAATTGTATCTTAATACCCCAGAGCCATCACCGTCCCAACAAACAACACAATATTTGAAATCCTTTTTCTGTAAAAGTTGACCTAATTGCCTTAAAAATACAAAAACAGCACCATATTCTTCGCCATTTTGGTTCATTCTTTTATCAACCAATGACATTTTAAGCAAACTATTACCATCAACCAATAAAGTATATATCAGTTGTTCATTTGATATGTTATTTGCTTCTGCTCTACTCTTTTTTACAATTTGTTTCATTAAATTTATATGTTTTATGAGGCATAATTATTTCGGCTTCTAATTCTACATCAAAATCTTCAAACTTTTTTTGATTACAATATTTTTTCATTAAATCCATATAGTCTTTCAGAATATCTTTATCAGTTTCGCCAAACAAAGTCCTACGTGATTCATACTCAATATTTGATACAATATATCTATAATGTAATTTTTTCTTTAAAACACTTGAATAATTGTATTTTTCAAACTTAAATTTATTCATAATTTAAATATTCTAAAATTTGTCTGTCTATTTCTGCTGCTATTTTCCCTGAAAGCATTGCCGTTAACTCTCTTTCGGCATCAATGTTATGAATGCACGTATATCTCCCAATGTTGTCGGGGAGTATGTAACTTTTAGATATTTTTTTATTCCTATGATAGAATAATTATAACTTTCATACTTATATTTTTGCTTCATAAACTTTAAACTCTTTTTCAAATGATTCTTTTTCTTTCACAAACGTATCTCCTATAGTATTGTCTGCTTCTTTGCTCCACTCTCTGTACATACAAGCATTATACCATTTATCAGTTGAAATGTCTTTCATTCTACACGTTCCAAAATACATATAAATTTTATCGTGAGAATAGCCATTGGAACCTACATTTTTGTCTATATGTTTTATCAAATCATATTCTTCAATCATAATTCCAAATATTTCACGACTCTTGTATTAATTCCTTTTTCTCCTGCAATTTTAATCATGTGCTGTGTTCCGTGAGACTTCCCATCCCAAAAAGCAATCAATCCATCAGCAACTTCAGCCATTTGTTCATTTCTTCTGAACCCTGCCGACTTTCCTAATTTCTTCCAATCAGCTGGGTATATCTCCAGGTCAAACCCCTTATCATTAGCATACTTTTCAGCAAGAGTATCAGCACCTTTTGCGTGTCCGCTTACAACAATTATATTGTGAGTTTTGCTTTTTTCACGCAAAATATCATTACATTTTTCATAAAGTAACTTGTAATTACTAAATCCTCTTGAACCAGCGATTACTACTTTAAAGTTTTCTTTTTTTTCTGCTTTTTTAGCCATTTATTATACCATTTAGTTCGCTTAATTTCAGATAAGTCTCTTTTTTTAGTAGTAAATTGATTGGCTTTTCAATATAAGCATCACTATAACTAAAACGAACATCATTTATAAATTCTTTTGTTTTAACAAACCCTCTTTTTCTAATTTGTTCGTCTTGTTTTGCCAACATTTCAAGAGTCCAACCACGTTCTTCTAAAAATTTCATTATCTTATCACGCTTCACTAACGCCCATTCTAGTTTTTTGATATTATTTCTGTCAATTTTATCTGTATCGTACCATTCTTTACTCTCTATATAAGGTATATCAGCCTCTAAAATCCACCCAAATAGGTAATATTCTGTTTTTTTTGTTGTATCAATCAGCCATCCGCACCTTTTTAAACCATTTTTACTCAAAAATGATAATTCTAGTGAAAAAGTGTTAAGAATTTTATTAGCGTAATTTTTTGCAACCTTTTCATCAATAACTGAACGATTTAATTTACCATTTGTGGTGCTTAAAAGTAAATCAGAGCCTGAAAGTTGCTCTTCTTTTCCATCTGTTCTGGCATATTCTGTAAAAAGTTCTTTATTTTCATATAAATTCTTATCTAAAAATGCTGCAATCTCTCTTTCTACAGCCATATCATTTTTTCTATTACTAATCATACATGTACTTTTTACAAATATACAAAAAATTGTTAAAAAACAAAAAAAGAGTGACTAAAAAAACCACTCTTTTTTGAAATTATCTTACCATAAAATTGAAAGGCATTGGCTTCATTTGTAAAACTTTTAATAAACTATCGTTCATATCTGCCTGATTCTTCATCAAATTCCAAGGAAGCATTCTATCAAGTCTTTCCTTCAATTCATTCAATACTCTATCCTTATCTTGTTTACCAAGGTCAAGCAACATATTATAGTCCATCTGCATTTCTGCTTCTGGAATCTTAACTGCTCCACTGTATGTACCACGAATGATACCAAGCGTAATCATAGCCTCTGCTACAAGCAACTGTCTTACAGTTTGCTGTGTTGGTTCGTTAAATAATTCATATCTCATTTTATTCAAAGGCACTTGGTCAGGGGTAATAAGAATTGAATCCTTATTATCTAGCATACACTGTTCAGCCGTATTATCTCCATCGGTAGATACGTCATAGTATGTGTACCAACAATAGCAAGAATGGTATCTATTCCATCCCCAAGTGTCATCAGCAGCAAGACCGCCAACCATATTTGGAGAACCTGGGGTTGATAACAAGTGTACGAGGTGAGTACCATTTGGGCCAGCTGTTACTTGATAAGCCAAATCGCCACGAAGCAATGAATTCTTATATTTTAAGTCAGCAGCCATAAGTGCTGTATCATATGATGAACCGATATAGAATCCAGTAATTCCCATACCATTACCCATATTACCATATTGTCCATATCCTCCTGCAATACCTGTATCAAGTGTACCCAAGTTACCATACAATGCAGCCTTTGTTGTTGAAGGAGTAATGTACATAACCTTGTTAATTTCTCTACCAGCAGGAATTACATATACTTGCTTTCCTTTTTCAATTTGGAAGAAATCTTTCTTTAATTCCCATTTTGTACCTCTCTGCTGCAAACCAACTTCTTTTGAAAACCATTCAGACCAATCACGAGACCAATCAAGAGTTCTTGTGCTTAGTGCAAAGGCAAGGTCAGCAGGGTTATTGATGAGCGTATTATTACCCATCATATTAAGCCATTGAGATTCGATTACCCAGTTCTGAACATATGATGCATAATCTCCAACAGCAACTTCAAGAAGGTCACACAACTGTTCATCTTCTAACTGTACAATTCTTATAGGAGCACCTATTTTTGTTCTTACAATTCTGAACAAATCCCTTAGTTCTTGTGTAATTTGCATTTTACCTAACTTATTTATTACTTATAAATATTTATATAAAAATTAAATTAGATGAAAAACGTTATTATAAATGAATCTATCATAAAAAATGCTTTAAGACAATCTATCAATGAAATGATTGGCGAAGATAGAACAGAAGCTCCAGATGGTACTGTTGAGATTGATAATTTCCAAAATGTAAGAGAAATTATACAGTTCACGAAACCTGGAGATACAATTTATTTCGTTGAACTTATTAAACGTAAGAAGGACAATCCTGATATGCTAGATTCACGCCAATTCATCAAGCAATTCTACTTTAAAGATGAGAACGAGTTTAACAATGCAGAGGCTTCTATTAAAACTCTTTGTCAGCAATTAGGAGCAAGGGCTTACATATATCTTAATGCACGCTCAAAAGCAATGATTGACAAATACACAAAGATTTACTCTGACAGATTTGCTAAGAATAGGAGAATGGCGCAACATTTTGGCAATAATCCTATGGCATATGCCGCTGGAAGAAGTTTTGATGCCCCAGATAGACCTTTATGCTTCGTTGATATTGATTCTGATGATTTCAACGACATTAGTTTGGCAATGAAGATTATTCAAGACGCTGGCATTACGCCTTTATTTGCATATAGAAGTATGAATAATGGCTTACACGTTATTCTTCCAAACAAAGATGATGCTAAAAAACTTGATTTCACACCTATTAATGGTAATCTTAATGGATTGAGCCAATTCTATAAAAACAACGCTAAAGTAAGTGTTGAAATTGATAAGCCTACTCTTCTTTATGCTTCACTTAAGCCAAATGGATATGATGCACAAGCAGCCAGATTTGCTAAAGCAATACAAAGAAGAGATAACCAACAGCAACAAAATAATAGGAATAGAAATCGTAGACATCCTTAAAATATAATATAAAACATTATGGCAAAATTATTAAAAATAGGTGCTGCATATATACCAAACTATAAAGTAACATCACAAGATGGAACAACTAAAATAGAGCCTCACGTTCTATTTTATTTTGATTCAGACGAAAAGACTGCAAACCTTGTTGCTGGTTCAGGTGTAGCAAAAGGACTTAAAGCAGATGGTGATTCTGTTATTAAAGCAGTAAAACTTGATAAGTATAAGGACTTTATATATGGCAAAAAAATGTTTCCAAGAATTTTGGATGCATTTGAGCAGTGTGGATATGTATATGACATTAACAATTTAAATGCTCTAGAAGCAAACGTTGAACAAGAGGTTCAAAACGTGTTGAATAGTGATGCATCAAGTAAGATATATGCAGATAACGCTTCTTTCATTGATGATATTATCAAGGCAATGGAAGAAAACCTTAACGACCCTAAATTCTTAAGCTACGTTAATGCTGTTGGTAGTATCCAATATGTTGGTGACGATGTATTAAGTAAGGTAACAAAGTTATCTTATAAAAACACATGTATGGTACTTTCGCAGTGGGTTAACGCTGGAAAAGGAGGGCAACCTACTTATTTGGCGACAAAGAGACAGTGGTCAAAATTCTTTAATAGAGACGTTGTTCCTGGAGCTACTCCTTTATATATTGTAAACCCTAAAGATGTTGTTCACAGAAGCATTAAACAAACCATGAAAGACTATGGCGTATCACAGGCACAATATGATTCAAATCCTATGATACAAAAGCAAATTGATACGCTCACAAACGATAAAGATTACGGCCAATATAATAATACCAAATTTGGATTAAATGGCATAAGCCCTTATTATGACTATAGCGAAACTGTTTTGCAGCAAGGTGCTCAAAGTAACTATGATTTTGACAACATGAACAATGGTAACTTTGATACTGATAAAGACAAAGCAGAAGATGAAAAGAGGGGAGATATATTAGCAGCAGCAACTGGTGCAGGTAACAAAAAGTCTGATGCTGAAATTATTAAAAACCTTGAAGCGCACGCTGTTAAAACCAACGATACCAATTTAATAAATATATTAAAATCAGGAGGAAACGTAATAACAAAATCAATTGAATATCTTGCTGATAATTCAAAAACAATTTTACGTGAGGTTGATGAAAACAAGAAAAAACTTTACAAAGGCGTTTTGGTTGCTTTTGTTTTAAAGAGGCTTCAAATTGATACTGACTATTCTGACAGATTGTTAATGAATAACATGAGTCAATTGAAAACTTATGGAGGTTTAAATAAAACAGTGTTCCACGCCATTGGCTCAGATTTTGAAAATATAGTTAACCTAATTTATGGCATCACTGAATCTGTAAGCAATAGCACATTATTGTGGATGCTTAACGCAATAGGAATGTCAGTTGAAGAATATAAGGCATTACCAAATACAGAACAAGAAGCAGAAGCAATGATGAACAACGTTAGAGAATCATTCATTAAAATTTTTAATAATTTATTAAAATAATATCAATATGAAATTGTTTGGAAAAATAACAGATAAATTATTAAAGGAAGAATTTGAAAGGGATGGTGGCTTCTACGTTTATCATGGAACATCACCAACAGCAGAGGAAGGAATAAGCAAACTTGGTTTTGAGAGATTCTTTACTGGTTCTAGAGGTGGTAATATGTATGGAGCAGGAATATATAGCACTTACAAACTTTCAACACAAGGACAGAATGCGAGAGGTGTATATGGTAATATGATGTTCAAATTAAAGGTTAAGAGTTTAAAAGACTTCATTATTTATGACCCTGATATTGCTATAAAGGTTTATGGAAACCCAAGTGTTGAATTTCAATTAAAGAAAATCCTTTCTCCTAATTCTTTTGAAAAGATTAAGAAAGATTACTATTATTCAAAATACATAAATACTAACGGTACTCTTACAACAAGTACTTGTGCTCTTGCTTTATGCGAATACTTGAGATATAATGACCCAGAAGCAATGTATAAAATTAATGGCTTTATATTCTCAGGAAACCACGATGGTTGGGTTTGCTTTATTAAAGACTTTAAAAACGCATACCCTGTTGAAATAAGCAATGACTGTGGAAGAACTTGGAAGCCATTTGAAGGAAGCAAAACAATGCAAGAATTTGGTATTGATGATGTTGACTTAAGATGGCAACTTGGTAAACATAATTACCAACTTATGAAAGAACTAGATGAAGTTCCATACTATTTCATAAATGGTTTTGCAAAAGTTAAAAAAGATGGCAAATATAATTTCTTATATAGGAAAAAACCATTGTCACAAGGAGTAATTAGCCCTGTTTGGTTTGATTACGCTCCGGATACGTTCTCAAATCAAGGAAGAGCAAATGTTGTTGTTGATGGTGAAACTTTCATTTTAAAATTAGACCAAAAAACAAATACGTTTTATGTTTACTATTCAGATGGTAAATTTATTTGTAGGCTAGATTTATTTGGCAGATTCTTGGCAAATATAAAGAACCAAGTAGAAGATGACGATGAAGATTTTTAATTTAGATACATTATGAAAAAAATTAATATAAGAGAAAATAAATTAAATATATTTATATCACAAATTTTAAAAGAAGCCATACAAAAAGCACCTGTATTTGGAAGTGGTAGGCATACAACAGATTATAGTCCAGTCTTTCAAGAATTAGCAAAAATTGAAAATCTTCATACTGACAGATACAAAGATTACGAGTTGGAAGATGCTTGGAATGATTGGAAAAATGTTGGATATAACAAGCACAGCAATGAATATTTAGTTTACTTGTCAAAATTCAACAATTTTATGTTTGGAAGTGGCGGATTTTTAAGAAATTTGTCATATGTAGCAGATAGAACAAACGGGCCATTACATCTAGCCATATTAGACAATCAATGGTCACGTTCATTGGTTGGAACAAAAGATTGGAAATATTCTGATTTAAATTCTGGAAGTGGAGGCGATGAATTCCATTGTTTTTACACAACAGTTTTAAAATTATTTCAAAACCCTGCAATTTGGAACGACTTCTTTTTTAATCCTGTATTTGCAAAAGAAAAGGCAAAATATGATAGCATAAGGTCAAAAATTACTGACATTATGAAAACAAACAAAGAATCATATGAAACTCAGTATAAGCCTTTACTACCTATGGAAGAATACAGACAACTTAATTTATTTATGAATGAAATAAATCAAGAAACAAAGAAAGTTGAAAAAGGACTTAATTGTAAACCTGAGTTATTCTACGAACCAAAATTTGAAAATGTAGGTGGATTTGAAGATGATGAAGATGAAGACTATTAATGATATGAATAAAAATATTGTTATTGTACACTACAATACTCCTTATCTCACTGAATGTCTGGTAAGGAGTATTAATTTTTTCGTTAAAGACGCTATTATCTATATTTTTGATAATAGTGATAAGTTACCGTTTACAGCTAAATTTGACAACGTTACAATAATTGACAATACTAAAGGACAGATAATTGATTTTGGCACTTGGCTTGAAAAATATCCAGATAGGATAAAATCTTCAGCATTTAGAAACAATTATGGTTCTGCTAAACATTGTTATAGTATTGATAAATGTATGGATATTATAAACGATAATTTTCTTCTTCTAGATTCTGATATACTATTAAAAAAAGATATTTCAAAATTAATTGATGAAAAGTTCGTTTTTGTTGGTGGAACTGAAATTTGGAAAGCAAGAAACCCAATGCCTGATTCTCATCCAAAAGCAAAGATAAGAGCAGTGCCTTATATGTGTTATATTAACACTAAATTGTGCAAAAAATACAACATAAGGTATTTCAATGACAAATATATGTATGGACTAAGTGCAAATGGTGATTCTTATGATACTGGTTCATATTTTTTTGAACAATTCATTAGAAAAGGCTTGAAATGGAAGAAAATAAACTATAATGAGTATATTGTACACTATAAAGCAGCAACGTGGGTAGATAGTGCCAAAAAATATGATAATTATAATCCTATTAGTATTGAAAAATGGTTAGAAATACATAAAAATCTATGGGATTTTAAAACTGAGGTTAAAAAAGAGAAGCCAATTGAAGTTAAAAAAAATTCTAAGAAAAAAAAAGTAGTTTATACTTGTATAACTGGTGACTATGATAATTTATTAACGCCTAAAATTGTTTCAGAAGATTTTGATTACATATGCTTTACTGATAATACTAATTTACAGAACGATGTTTGGAAAATAATGCCATTACCAAAAGAAACAGATGAATTAAGTCAGGTAAAGAAACAAAGATATGTAAAAACGCACCCACATTTAATTCTTAAAGATTATGATATTTCAATTTGGATTGATGGAAATATTGAAATTATTGGAGAAATGAATGATTTTATTAAAAATGTTGATGTTAGTGATGCATCAATATTAATCCCTAAACATCCATCAAGAAAATGTATATATGCAGAAGAAAGGGCTGTGATTTCTATGAAAAAAGACACTTCACAAAACACCAATCCACAAATAAAACGCTATAAGGAAGAAAAATTCCCAAAAGACTATGGACTAGTTCAAAGCAATATCATTTTTAGAAAGCACAATGATGAAAAATGTATAAAAATAATGGATGAATGGTGGGAGGAAATAAAAAATGGTTCTCATAGAGACCAATTATCATTCAATTATGTTTGTTGGAAAAATAACGATGTTAAAGTTGTTTACCTAAATGAGAAAACTTGTGAATCTAGATGGTTCAGATGGAAAAAAATGCATAATAAATTTAAAAAAACTCCAACAATAAAAAGAAATATTGATAGACCACGAAAATCAGTAGAGCAACTAAAGGCTGATTTTGATGAAATTATTAGAAGAAGAAAAAAGTGTAAAACAGGTGACATTAGTATATACATACCGGGGTAACTCAATTAAGAGCCACCCCGTTATTGTTTTATTCGTCAAAAGTTTCTTCCTCAGTATATTCCAAATCTGCCTCTGTTAAATCAGAAACAGACTCGTTTCCATCTTTCTTCCTTTGCTTATCAAGGTTTTCAAGAATTAGTTTGATATTTTCTTTCTTATATGTGTCAATGTCACTTTCTGAAATTAATCCATTATGTACGCAACACATTGTACCTTCATAAGTAACATTATATGGAGTAGGTAACTGATTCTTTGTTGTCTTTATCTTAGTTACAATTCCATATTTGAAATTCTCGCCTTTAGCAGTTGCTTTTAATTCTTTCACAGCAGCCTTTGCAACGCCTCCAAGGTGAATGATTAGTCTTGCCCCATAGAACATAGTCTTACCGCCTTTTAACTCAATAGAAGGCACGCCAGGCATTCCATTCATTGAATCGTTCCATATCTTATTAACACAGAAGAATGTGTTTGTGTAAGGTTCACTAACCTTTCTTGATGATGGGATTCTGTTATTGATAATATTATTAAATGCTTGTGAAATAGCGCCAGCATCAAACATATTATTTCCAGTCTTACTTGTGTAAGATTTAAATGATTGTATTGAGCCAATACTATCCCAAATAAAGCAAATAGGATAAGGGAATCTTCCATCTTCCTGTCTGTCAAGGAAATCATTAATACAATAAGCAATATCCTCTAGAACTGCTTCTTTTCTCTGTTTTGAACCTTCTTTTCCTGCTGCATAGTCCATCTTACCATACTTCTCAGCAAGAGCCTTATTATCCAAGAAATAGAAGAATCCTTTATAATTGACAATCTTCTCAGTTATTTCTCCTGTTTCATCGTCAACAACTGGGCCATATACTGGTTCTGCTTCAACTCCGCAGTCAATTGCATATTTCCAATCAAAGTTGCCCTCTGTTTCAAAAATTACAGGAACTATACCTTCTCTTTGGCACGCAGCAATAAGGCAATTTTTAATAGTAGACTTACCTGTGTTTGACCATCCTGTTACTATTGTCAAATAACCCTTTGGAATTCCAGGTAATTTAAGTGCATCCTCAAATGCTTTAGGAAGAATAATAAATTCAGTTTCCTTTTCAGCACTTGACATTTTAAGTTCGCTCATTCTGATTGGTTCTTTTGAAACCTTTGTTTCAAATCCCATTTCAGCCTTGAGTTCATCAATACTAGGTTTTGTAAAAACCTTTTTCTTTATTGCTTGTTTCATAACCATTATAATTTCTCTATGATTCTCTTATTAGTTTTTTCCAATCCCTTCTACAAATTGCGTGATATAAATCATCACCACCAACTAATATTTGGCTTCCTTCTGTGATTATTTTGCCATCTTTATTAAACCTAGCATTTATAGATGCTCTCTCTCCACAGTTACAAGATGTTTTAACTTCTTCAATATCATCAGCCAATTCGAAGAGTCGTTTTGACGCTGGAAATAACTTTGATTTAAAGTCTGTTCTCAGACCATAACATATAACATTAATGTCAAGAAAGTCAACGATGTCAGAAAGTTGGTCAACTTGCTCTTCTGTTAAGAATTGGCATTCGTCCACCAGAATCCATTTTAATCCACTAGACTGTGTTGCCATACTAATCTTGATGTATTCGTTAACCACATCAAAAATATTAACGTCTGGGTCAATTGAAATGCACTCTCTCTCAAGACCTGCTCTTGACTTTACTAAATTTTTACCATCCCTTGTATCGGCAGATGGTTTAATTACTAAAATTGGAATACCTTTTTCATCAAAGTCATGGGCTGTAGCAAGTAGCCTTAAACTCTTGCTAGAACCCATAACTCCATAATAATAGTATAATTTACACATTAAACGTTAAATTTTCCTAGAATGGTAAATCTTCTTCACCATCAATTATTACGCCGCCAAAGTTATCCTCTTTTGGTTCTTCCTTTGGAAAGTCAGAAAAATCCTTTTTATGCTCAGTTAAGTTCTCTTTCAACTCTTCTTCTGCTGCTTTCTTGTCCTCTTCTGCCTTTTCAGCACTATCAACGTACTTGTTTTGAGTTTTGTCAAAGACTGGAACACCGCCCTTAACAACAATTTCCATATATTCATATGGCTTAACGGTATAAACCTCAGTCCACTGTTTTGGGTCGTTTATCCAAGCAGTTCCTTGCTCATAACTTTCTGTTAATGGTGTTCTTTCATCATCATCAACAACCTTTGTTACAGTCTTTCCATTCTCATCCTTTGAAAGATTGATGATTAAGTCTTTACCATCATTAAGGTCAAAGATGTTGCTAGTCTTTCCTTTCTTCTCTGCTGCTTTCTTTCTCTCAAAATAGATGTTCATAATATCATTATATACACCCTTCTGAGATTTAGAGTCGTTAAATAACCAGAACTTAACTCCATCCTCTTCGTGTCCTCTTTCGATACATCTTACAATCCATGCTGCTTTAGCCTTATTCATATACTCAATATCGCCAAACTTCTTCTTTTCTACTTCTGTTGCTGCGTTATATCTGAGTTCCTTTGCCTCGGCTGATACTGCACAGAAAGGACACTTATCACCCATCTTGTTATGCGTAGGGCATACGAAAGTGCGCCAACCTCCAGAACTTAGTTCTTTGTTGACCTTAACTGTGTGAATAAAAACTTTTTTGAAAGGGCTACCACCTTCAGGGGAGAATGGTAATAGTCTAATTGTTAATGATTTGCTTTTTTCTCCAGGCTTTAAACGTGCTTGAAGATAATTTTTCTCGTTAAATTCTGTCTTTTTCTTACTTGTAGTAGTTGTAGCGTGCTCTCTTGCGTACTGCTCTGCAACTGCATCTGCATCAATGTTTGCGGTTAAAATTTTTTCAGCCATAAATTTAAAAATATTAAAAATGTGCCACAAGACACTTAAATTCTATAATACAAATATACAAAAAAAATGTTAAAAACAAAAATATTTTCCCGGTTTTATTAAGCCGGGAAAAAATATTTTTATCTATATATTTTATAAAACCATCCGACTAATTC